GAGTAATATAATGCTCGCACAAACGCTCCTAATTCTTGGTCATTGGGGTACGTCATAATAGCACTATTTAATTGAGTAAATGTTAGCATCATATATCCCCTTCCTCTCTTACTTCACTTCTGTGAATCTCAAAACCATTTGGGTATCTTTTTTCTAATTTACTTATATTTTCTTTCATAACTTCTTCTGGAGTGTATCCAAGAGCTAAACAGCCCTGTACCCAATACCATAATACATCTCCGAGTTCTCTTTTAAGATGGAACTTTACATCTTCGTCAAAGTGTTTTCCTTGAAATACTATCTTTTTTATAATCTCTGAAAACTCACCTGACTCTGCTTGCATACCCATAGAGCAAGTTATTAACTGGCTCCATTCGGCATCTTTATAGGTACTCTGCAAACCAAATAACCTATCTGCCATAACCTCTGTTCTGAGGCTTTCATCTGATGTGGTACTTCTTACGAATTTACCATAGTCATCTATATTTATTGTCAATTTATTACTCCCTAATTTAATCTATTATTGTTCTTTTTCCACTCTGCTACCCATTGGTCTTTTTGTATTTGTGTCCATGTAAATGGAAAACATACTGTGATACGAGGTTTATCTTGTAATACGACTCTCATATTACATGTATTAGAATAACGACTTGTAGAAACAGAACTAAAACAGGTATTATAGTTCTTACTAACTCTAGTAAGTGTTTTACACTTCTAATATCATTTTCCATTCTTTTTAGTTTTTTTCTTGTTTTCTTTGTCATCTTGTTATCCTCTTTTCGTAATCTGCTTCTTCTTCTATCCACCAGTGTGGTTTCTCTCGTCCTTTCCAACTTGCGAAGGTTGCTTTGTCTTTGTGGTAGAACTTCCTGTAGGCGATAATAGCATCTGGTCCCTTAAGCTCATCTGGCATTGCCTGCGCAAATGGGCTGAGTCCACATCGAGGTAAGTTGATGTCTGGTAACTGTAGTATGACATCATGCACTGATTTATGCGATTTTCCATATCTAAATCCATATTCATCATTAAGTGCGAGGGCGAGCGTGTATAAGTATTCATAATTGTCCAAGCTACTACGCACCCACACACTACAAGGGTGGTTATGCATAGTGGGTAAATAAGGGAACGGTCTAGGTTCCTCTTTCTTGTGTTCTCGGACGACTGCCCATTCTTTTGATGTAAGTTTTCTCGGTGTATATCCAATGTATTTCTCTATCCAATGTGCTGTGCATAATAATTGAGCTGACTCAAGAATCATCTTCACAACGTGTTTATCTACGTGATATTCTGCACACTTATCTATGTCTTCGTCAAGTATAAAAATATTCATTGGGTATATTATAGTTGAATTCAACTTGTGAGTCAAGTTTTATTTTGAGGTTTGGTGGTTTTTATCTAAACCAACCAACTAGAGAATGTCTGACTCCTCTAGTTACAGGGGAGACCCTGTGTTTGTGTGAGGAGTCAAACATTGTAATTGAACCTTTTTCGTATGCTTCAGCGTTCAGAGTGTATTCTTTAAACTCAAGATCACCTCCTTCATACTCTGATTTGTCGGATAGCTGAAGGGTAAGACTAAGTCTTCTTGGTCCTTCAGGTGGCGAGTCCAAGTGCCAGTCGTAAAAGTCACCTACTGAATAAGTAGCCAACTGTAACGGCTCTAGCACAAGGTCATCATAACCCCAGTACTGCAAACCAAAGGTTGTACCTACGGTTTGTACAAACATACTGAGCTCATGCCAATACTCATTATCTCGCAACCATCGGACTTGTGATTGTCGGAAAGCCTTATCAGATAAGGCATTCCCTATATATCCTTCCATTGGGACAACAATATTAAGTGCCTCTAACGTTACGTCACATAGGCTGCTTGGTACGGCTTTATGTGACGAGTAGATCACTTCTTATCTTGTCCTGCGGTTGGTGCTTTATGAGTACCTGCGTAGAGTCCAAACCACGCAGCGCCTGCCCCGACTAGTACTGATATTAAACCAGACTGTTCGAGACTTGGTTCTGGTAAATCCATAAACCAAAATGTTGCAAAATAAAGTAGAAACATATAAATACTTAGAAACGCTCTAGGAAATATTCTCCAGCTATCGATTGATTGTGCTAGAAATATCCACTTTTGATAAGGGTTTACATTATTTATATCCTCTAGTTCTCTTATTCTATCTTTGAGTTCGCTTTTCTCTTGCAATAGAGCCATAAATTTATTAAGGTCTATTTCGACCTCATTTCTGTCCATGTCTCCTGCGAATTGTCCTGGTGGCATTGACATTATAATTCTTCCTTATAAATGGTCCATGCTCCCCAAATTAGTGCGACCCATGCTAACAGTTTAGCTAGTGGATTCATCAGTATTACTAGCAATCCTAAAACTACCAATACTGCTCCGTCCCATGAAGTTCGTTCGGATACTCGAGCTTTCACCCAATCTATCCAGCCTTTTATTAACTCCATTTTTTCTCCTTTCTAGTCCCAAAAGTAAGTAACTTTTGCAACTCCGTGATTTCTCCTTCTATCCGAGAAATCTCACTTGGATTTTTTGTAACTCCAAGTTGTTTTTTCAACCCATTCAAGGCAAGTTCTAAGTTATGTCTTGTAGGGGTCATCTAAAATCCTTAATCCATTTATGTTTAGCCGAGTCAATATCTATAGCTTCAATATCTGTGCCATAAATTTTAACAGCTTTGTACTTCCATTCTCCTTCTTCTAAGGCGTGAGGAAGCCAATCCCTTACTGACTTCTCAGTAACGTCTGCCCTTAAATGTATTGTTATTTTATAATCTTGTTCTTGTTTTGCCATTATTCTGTTTTTGACTGAGGCGAGGTAATTTGTTTATAATATACTACTACATCTTTCATTTCTGTAATGTACCTTTTAAGTTCTTGCATATTGTATGCCATAACTTCATAATCAGGTACTGACATAGCTAAGAATACCAATTCCCCTTCTTGGTCAACTATTCTTGCTTTAAAGTCTTCAAAGTTATCGGGTGTAACTACAAACCACGCAGGCTGTTTTAAATCTATTTCTCTAGGCATAACAGGCTGAACGAAAGTTCGTTCAAGTGGTTTTGATACTATGTCTATCTGCTTAGTTTTTGGCAGTAGACTGCAGCTGGAGACCATCATCGAGATCGTCAACAACATTACTAAGTTCTTCGATTTCCTCGAATATGTGTTTTGTTCCATTGTTTATCTTCCTTTCCATTTCTACTGGATTGTCTAAAATTTTAGCAGTTAATCTATAGTTACGAATAAAATCTGAATATCTATTCAACTCTCTTTGTGCTGCTTGACTTTTTACAGTCATTTCATTTAGTGCTGTGGTTTGCGTGGCAAAGTCATTTTGTAAACTTTCCATCGCTAGTTTTTGTTCCTCTACTGCTCCTTCTAGGGCAGCGTTGTTAGCTTTTAGTGTCGTATTCTCACTATATAACCAATAACTTCCGAGTCCTAATACTAATATTATTCCTATAAATAATTGATTCATATTTGTTCTATCCTATAATTTAACCCTTCGGCTCCTGTTATTTCTACTTTATCGCCTTCATGGGTTATAAACTTTAAGTACTTTGGTTTTTTACTTAAAAATTTCTTTACTATAAATTCTTGGTCATCTGAGTCGCCCCAGACAGCATTATAACTTACTATTAATTTATATCTAGGAAATAGTTTTGCTATAAACCATAACCAAAATTCCTGTAGTTTTTCTTTCATTTTACTCATAATTTGAACTCATCTTTTGCCCAAATTGTACCCTTTCTCCAATCATCAGTCGGATTTTTCTTTTCTTCCTTCTTTCTATCCTTGTGAAATTGAGTCTGTTTGGCTTTTGTGCCTTTTCGGACTTTAAAAATCCTATCCCAATTCTTATCAAACTTTGCTTTATTATACGGTCTTACGCTACTTCCTTTGCCCATAATTCTGCCTCTGCTTCTCTTCTCTTCGTTAATCCTGCTAATACTTTTCCACCTGCTTTGTTCCACCTAAGCATCTCTGCTGGAACTTCATCTTTACTTCCAGCATTTAATTTTTTCAGAAGTGTACTACTATTTAAGTTTCCTACTCCTAAATTATATGTCCATGATGTTAATGCATCAAGTTCATTTTGTGTTAATTCTACTTTTACGGAGTGTAAAACCTGATGTTTAAACTCCTCTAGTTCTTCAAGTAAATCTCTCTCGGCCTGGGCTTCTGTTATCCTGTCGCCCTCCTTTACATTACGAGTTCTGCCATATCCTATAGTCCATACATTCGCTGGGCATAGATATGCAG